TTTTGCATCGGAAAGTGAAGCGAGGGAATCGAATGTCAAACAATGCACAAATAAACCGCTAATAAAGTCAAATAAACATCTATTAATGAACGATTAACGCCTCCTATTAAGGGGCGTTTCTTTTTACATACGTTGTATTTGATTTGTCGATTTTTTGTTGTTAATTTGTTGCTCGAAATAATTTGAGCAACAAAAGCAACAAATATGGGAGCAGCAAAAGAACCTATCCGCCTCCGGAAGCGAACAACACCGACAGGCAACGTGTCGTTATACCTTGACATATATTTGAACGGCAAGCGGTCGTATGAATACCTGAAAATGTATCTCGTCCCCGAAAAGACAAAAGCCGACAAAGAAAAGAACCGACAGACTTTGCAGTTGGCCGAAGCCGTCAAAGCGAAACGGATTGTCGAATTACAGAACGGCGAATTTGGGTTCAATGCAGCGTACAAACTCGAAACCAATTTTCTCGATTATTACCGGGCAATGTGCGAAAAACGACACGGGAGCACAGACAGCAACGGGAATTGGGGAAATTGGCATAGCTGCCTGAAACACCTCGAACGATATTGCAAACCGAACACCACGTTCAAGGACATTACGCCGGAATGGATAGAGGGCTTTCGGGAGTATTTGGATAAAACCGCCCGTTGCAGGGATAAGCGCAAGAAGATAGTAACGGACGAGATTTCAAAGCCGTTATCGCAAAATTCCAAAGTAAGTTATTTCAACAAACTGCGGGCATGTATAAATCAAGCGTTCGACGACCGCATTATGCCCCATAACCCCCTGCGGGGTATCGAGGGGTTCAAAGCGGGGGAATCGGAACGATGCTACCTCACCCTCGACGAAGTAAAGGCTATGGCTGCGGCGCATTGCAAATACCCTGCTTTGAAAAAGGCGTTTATGTTCAGTTGCCTGACAGGAATCCGTAAGAGCGACATCGAAAAAATGCGGTGGAAAGAAGTCCAACAGCACGGGGAGTTCACCCGTATTATTTTCAAGCAGAAGAAAACGGGCGGGCAAGAATATCTCGACATCAATCCACAGGCAGCCTCCTACTTGGGCGAGCGAGGTAAGCCCGACGACAGAGTGTTTGTCGGCTTCAAATATAGTTCCTATATGATAACGGAGTTAAGAATGTGGGCAGTTCGTGCTGGTATAACAAAGGATATAACCTTTCATTCCGGCCGGCACACTTTCGCCGTTTTGATGCTCGACCTCGGAGCAGAAATTTATACCCTGCAAAAATTACTCGGACACAAAGAGATTCAGACCACCCAAATATACGCCAAGATTCTCGACAAAAAGAAGCAAGAGGCCGTGTCGATGATACCGAACATATTGCCGGAAGAAACCGACAAAGAATAGCGGCTACGGCGTTTTCCTGAACATTTCTCCCTGCCCCGTTAGCAACCAATGGGCGGACACGCCGTAATCTCTGACAAGGTACACCAACCACGGTAATTGTGCGCTATTCTGCGTGGTATTGGGATTTTTCGCTTCGAGGGCATTCAGGTTCCACCGGTTGATATTATATCGGTCGGTAAACGTCTTTTTCCCTCGTATCACCCCCTTTGCTTTCAGGGCGTATAAAGCCTCGAAAAATCGGGCTGTTATTTTTTCGTTTTCGCTTTGCTGCATATCTTTTCTGAATGGGCGTTTGCGGCCTTGAATTTTGCGTCTATTTTATTTTCTCGCTCCTGTAATAATCTTTGCCATTTTGCAACCAATTCGGGGCTGAAATCGGGCTTTTTGTGTCCGATAACTATCAACTCGTAGTCTCGCAACTCTTCGGGGGTCATTACAGGCATATATTTCTCAATGTCGAGCAATGCAAGCATATTTTCGAGCATTGTTTTCCGAATGTCCGCATACTTGGGTTCTTCAATCATATCCCCCTCGCCGGTCAAAAACCAACGGGCGTTGATGTCGGGCAACTTCGATACGATTGTCATTACCGGCGTGATACCGAAATTTTCCCCTTTTAGCAACTTGGCAAGATATTGAGGCGTCCAGCCCAACAAATCAGCAAACTCCCGTTGTCGCCCGCCTGTTTTATATTTGATTATTTCGAGTAACCTTGTGTTCATAAATTTCAATATAACGGTACTTTATATCGGATTTGTCCGAACTCTATTATCCTGCAACGGCAGAGGTGGCATTGCCTCCCTGCTGGGCAGGCATTTTTTTGCCTTCCGCAATTTGCTGTTTCAACAAGGCAACCAACTCGTCTATCTGCTTGTCCTTGCTTTTCAGGCTTTCGGCCTGCGTTTGTATCACCTCCCAAACATTTGCCGGAATAGTTACGACACTTGTTCCCGCCTCCACGGAGTTCAGCATATTGCCCTCGCCTGTCATTATCCAAACTTCGTTTATATTTCTATCGACAGACGCTAATTTCTGCACAAATCTTTCCGACAAAGGCACTTTTCCGTTTACTATCTGTGAGAATGAGGACTTTGTATAACCCAGTTTCTCGGCTAATTCTCGCTCGTTTTCGGCGTATTCCATAAAAACGAGCCAATTTATCACCTTTTTAATTCTTTGTGTTTCTGTCATTTGCAAACAAACTTAAAATTAAATCGCAACTTTGTGTCGAAAATTTTGTTTGAAATCGAAACAAAGTTTATATTTGCACACGGGTTTTAATAAAACCGCATTCAAAAATATGAAGAAAAATTTGAAATCGAAAATAAACCAAACAGTAAATGCAAAAATAATGGAACAAAAGGTTTTCAAAACGGCCTATCAAGAGGAACAGGAAGCCAAAGACATGGCTATCTACAACGAATGGAACGAGTTAATGTCCGTTCCCGGACAAAGCGCAACAGGCGTAACCCAACATTTGATGCAGAAGTACAACATCCATTCTTCATCAACTATTTGGGTTATGCGTAAAAGAGCCGAAAAACGGCTTAAAAGGGAGGGAAAATTATGAGTACAAAGTTAAGCCCCGAAGCTGCACGAGCCAAGTACGAGTACAACAAGAAATACCAGCAACGGTATTGGGAGAAAAAAGCTGCGTCAAAACGGGCTGCCGCCCAACAACAGATACAGACGGAACCGGTTTCGGTTTCCCGCAATGGTATGGACGACCAACGGTACATCACGGCTCTCGAAGCCTCGAACAAAACACTCAATAGCGAAAATCGACGGCTCGTGAGGCTTTTGCATAACTATCAGAAAATTATCGCTCAATCAACGGTTGCGGCTTTATGAAAAAGGACAAACAGACAATCGCAAAATATACCCGCCTGTATGCAATAGGCTTATGGGGAATCCTATCCATCATTTGGCTTTCCGGCGAACCAATAGACGACATGGCTTTGGGGAAATTCTGCTTGCTGAAAGGAATTGGGCTGGCATCGCTGGGGTTATGCTGCCTCGTAGGGAAAAGGCTCGATAAAGCAGGGCTGCTGCCTGATATGGACGATGAAAATGATTGTGAGATATGAGCTGCCCGGTATGTAACGGATACCCCGGTTGCCCAAGTTGCACACCGGAACCTCGAATGATAACCTGCCCTGCCTGCAACGGAACGGGCGAAATCTACTACAACGAGAACGGAGACCGAATCTCCGAGGAAGAATACGCCCTGCTGCCCGCCGATGCAAGAGGGGTTGAAAGTTGCGAAGAATGCTATGGGGCAGGTAGCATAGAAGATATTTACGGACTTGATTATGACTAACGCAATGAATGATAAAGACAAACAACACCGCTCGGAGGAATTTCAAGAACTAACCTCCAAAATAGACCGGCTCGAAAAAATAGCCCTATTGGGGGCAAAAAACGTCCTGACGATAGATGATGTTGCCCTAATAACAGGGTTCACGAAAGGGCACATATATCGCCTGACAAGCGGGCAAAAAATCCCGCACTACAAGCCCAACGGACGTACCCTCTATTTCAAGAAAGAGGAAATCGAAGATTGGATGCTGCAAAACAAGATACAAACAAATACCGAGATTGAAAGTGCAGCCACCACCTACACAGCAATCAACAAAAAGAAGTGAGTTATGGACGATAGCCTCAATACAGCGAAAGCCCGCATCCGGGCAGCCTTTGAATCCGGAATCAGGATGACAACGGCACAGGGAAACCGCATCGGCAAAACCGTCGATTTCCGCAAAATTGTATCGCTCCTCAAAAGCGAGGGATTCGACATACAAAGCTATTGGAACGAAAAGGACGGGCGGCGTTGGAAAACCTACTACCACCAATACCCGCTGCCACAGAAAGGGACACGCATGAATGAATTGGGGCAATCCAAACTGCAATTATAAACCGGCTGGGGAGGCGAGGCGGCATTACGCTAAGGTGGCGATTTAAGTGCGCTCACGGACTTCGCCACCTCTATTTCGCAGGTTCGAACCCTGCCCCCAGCGCAAGCAAAGCCCGAAGCTGTAAGAGGGCAAAAAATCAGCAATTATGAGTGACATCATCGAAATCAAACAGGCTGAGATGCTGCAAGCAATCAACCGGGCGGAGGTAGATATCCAAATCGCCACCGCAAAGCAGTACCCTCGTGATATTTACGGGGCGTTGAACAACATCAAGACAATCGCCACGCTCGACAATTCGACGGCAGAAGATTGTTTCTATGCCCTGCGCCGACAGGGGACACTCATCGAGGGCGTATCGGTACGCCTCGCAGAGATTATCGCCGGAGCGTGGGGAAATATGCGGGTACAAACCCGTATCATCGGCAACGACGGCAAGACGATCACGGCACAGGGCGTATGCCATGACCTTGAAACCAACCTTGCCGTTTCGGTCGAAGTGAAACGCCGTATCACGGACAAAAGCGGCAAAACCTACTCGGAAGATATGCAGGTTACAACCGGCAACGCAGCATCGGCAATCGCTTTCCGAAATGCAGTTCTGAAAGTAGTTCCCAAAGCCGTAACAAAACGGGTCATCGACGAAATCAAACAGGTTGCGCTCGGCAAAGCCATAGACCTCGAAACCCGCAGGCAGAATATGATTGCCTACTTCGGCAAACTGGGTGTATCGCAGACGGACATCCTCACCTACTGCGGCGTGAAACGTATCGAGGAAATCACCAGCGAAATGGTGTTCGAGTTGAGCGGCCTGAAAAACGCCATAAAGGAGGGCACAACGACCGTAGCCGAAACATTCAAGCAGAACACCGCCGACGCAGAGAAGTTGGCCGAGGACGCCCGTAAACAGGCCGAAGCCAAACGCCGCAAGGTGGCGGAGGCTACCGCCGCAGCTATGGCTGCAACACAAGGTGGCGGACAACCCACCGAAACATCGGAGGCCGTGAATCCCGAAACAGGCGAAGTAACAAAAAAATAACCGCTCGAAAGAGCATAATTCAATATAACAATGGATAACGTAGAAATCAAAAAATCGAATCTCGAAGCAGCGTACAAACAAGCTGACGACAACACGAAAAAACTGCTCGCCACATTGTTCGGCGATGCGGTAACAACTAAAGATGACCGCCCAGTAACGGAGCGTATCAAGACGTTCGAGGACGCAATGGCTGCAATAGACAGCAACCACCCATTTGTATGCGATTTCCGAGCGTTTTGCGCCCAATCCGACAACATCAGCCCTGATATGCTGGCGTATCTCAAACTCCGCATCATCTGCGCTGCCTTAAACGAGGGCTGGGAACCGCAGTTTACAGAGGATGAGTGGCGGTATTATCCTTGGTTTTACCTCTACACACAGGCGGAACTCGACGACATGGGCGACGGGGAAAAGCAGGAGCGGCGAATGATTGACACCGCTGACTATGTAACTGAATATGCGGGCTTCTGCTCTGCGAGTTCGAGTGAAGCCCCCTCGGATTCGTCTGCGAACGTCGGCTCTCGCCTTTGCTTGCGGAGCAGCGACCTCGCCATTTACTGCGGAAAGCAGTTCATCAAATTATGGGCTGATTTCAACTTAACCCGCAAATAAAAATATCAGGGAGGGATTTTCACCCTCCCTATTTTCAAAACCTCAAAATTAACAGAAATGGATATTCAAAACATCGTAAAAGACCTGCAAAAGTGGCAGGAGGAAAACAAAGAAAACCGGAGCGTAATCATTATTACCTCTGAATGTATCGCAAAATCCGAGGGGGGGGGTAAACGCACCAGCGCATCTCTCATAGGGGTTGTTGGTTCAGAAGGAATGCTCGTGCCCTCCCTTGTAAATGCCATTACCCAACACTCCGATTTCTTCGACCTACTCCGTAAGGCCACAAAAGTTGCGGCAATAGATACAATTTCCCAAACCATTAAAGACGTAAATTAGTATGAGCAATACAGTAATACGACCCAAAGACCGAGCCGAATGGCTCGAATACCGCAAAGACGGTATCGGTAGTTCCGAAGTAGCGACAATCCTCGGCCTCAATCCGTGGGAAACTCCTTACCAGCTATGGAGACGCAAAAAAGGGCTGGACGCCCCCAAAGACGAAACCTTTGCGATGAAAGCTGGGCATTATCTCGAAGATGCCGTATCGCAGTTTTGGGCTGACGCAACAGGCCGAGAGGTCATCAAAAGTTCAGCCGGAGATTGGTTGTTCAAGAACAACGAAAAAGGGTTCTTGCAAGCCTCCCCCGACCGTACTTATTGGCTGGACGGCCACCGAAACCCGAACAACAAGGGGATATTGGAGTGTAAAACAACCCAAATGTCAATCGACCCCGACGACCTGCCGAAGCATTGGTTCTGCCAGGTTCAATACCTGCTCGGAGTTTCGGAATTTAAGCAAGGTTCGCTGGCTTGGCTCTGTTCCGGCCGAGAATTCGGGTACAAGGACATCGCATTTGTTCCGGACTTCTTCGGCTGGATGATTGAGGAGGTTGAACGCTTTTGGGTTGATAACATCATCGGAAACGTGGAACCGGATGCGACTACCGTTACGGACGTTATCACGAAATACGCCCGCCATACGGAGGGTAAAATCATCGAAGTTAGCGATGACATCCTCTCGGCCTGCAATCAACTGAAAGGGGTAAAAGCAGAACTTGCCAAACTCGAAGCCACCAAAGAAGAACTCGAATCGAAAATCAAAATGGGCTTCGGAGATGCTGAAGCTATCAGCTACGGAGGCCAAACCCTCGCAACATGGAAAACGTCCAAAGACAGCGCAAAATTCGATAGCAAGGCTTTCGGGAAAGCCCACCCCGACCTCGCACAAGAGTTCACAAAAATAGTACCGGGCACACGCCGGTTTATCCTAAAATAGAGGGAATGTATGCAATATCAAACCAGCAGCGAGAGGAAATTATCAAACTTCTCGCTGCTTTACAAGACCTGCCCGACAAAGATACCAAGACTGTCAACATAAAACGGAGGGCAGGCATCGCAATTAAGAAATTAGATAAATCAGACAAATATGTATTACAAAATGACAAACACCTCCTGCGAAAAATATAAGCAGTTACGAGCTTTTCGAGAGGAGGAAATTAAAATTGAAAAAGAGAACCGTAAAGCCATAGAAAAGATTGTCAGACACCCGTTTGACAAATTCGTCGGGCATAGTGGGCAAAATTCGTTCGATAGAGTAACTCGTTGGAGAGGCTTCGTCTTCACGGACACGAAAAATATTGATGAACGAATATGGAAAACCGACAAGGAATTTCCTGACGCATATTTCCCGAATCGCCGCTACAAAGAGGGAAAGGCGATATATGAGCGTATTAACGCACTGCCGAAAAGTTCATTTTTCAAATTTATGGAATTGCTCGGAATTGAATTTATCGGGAGATTTAGTTGGCCGTACATTTTCATCAGCGGAGATGTCCTACTTTTCTACCTCGACGATAAGTTCGAACCTACTGACGAGAATTTCATTGAAATAACCAAAAAAGAGTTCGATGCAACACGAGAAAGTTACCCCGAATAAACTGAACGGTTAAATTTTCTTCGCTCAAATATGATTGTATTATAATCATTTTATTATTTTCGCAAAACCAAAAGTAACAGAGTATGAATAAGAAAGAACATAGCACTGTATATGGGTGGGAGTGGCCGAAAGGCCTCCCTACGCTCCTGTTATGCGTGGTAGCCCTAAATACGGTGCTTTTTAACACTATACGGCTATGATTACGTTACGTTCCAATCAATCAGAGCCGATAAACAAGGCGATTGCATTCTTCAACGAAAAGAAGCCGAAACCGAGTTTGATAGTACTCCCCACAGCGTGGGGAAAATCAATCCTCACTGCTTTCGTTGCGAAGAACTGCACGGATAAATTGCTCGTTTTACAGCCCTCAAAGGAGCTGTTGGAGCAGAACTACAAAAAATACCTATCGTTATGCGGATTCGTAACCAACGCCGGTATCTACTCCGCATCATTCGGTCGAAAGGACATCGCACAAATTACCTACGCCACTATCGGCAGCATCAAATCGCTCGGGGCGACATTCAAGCAAATGGGCTTTACCAAAATGCTCATTGACGAGGCGCATCTATATCCCCGTGAATCCGATAGTATGCTCGGCAAGTTCCTCGAAGAAAGCGGGATTACACACGTTCTCGGCATAACGGCCACGCCGGTCAAATTACAGACTAACCGAGACCTCGACGGCAACACCTTTTCCAAACTCGTAATGCTGACCTCCCGCAGCAAAAAAGGCAATTTTTTCAAGGACATCATCCACGTCGGGCAGGTTCGGGAAATGGTAGAACTCGGATTTTGGAGCAAACTCGTGTATCAGGCTGCCGATTTTGACGACAGTATGCTCGTGTTCAACTCCTCCAAATCCGAATACACGGAATACAGCGTTCAACAAGCATACAATGCCAACAACGGCGCAGGCGGCATAATCGACGCACTCGACAGCAACAAAGACCGCAAGCATATCCTCGCGTTTGTTCCAAGCGTACAGGACGCTATCGACCTATCACAACGATATGAAAATTCAGCCGTGATATACGGCGATATGGATAAGCGGCAACGGGATTTCGTCATATCGGAGTTCCGAGCCGGACGCATACGGGTAATTTTCAACGTGCGGGTGCTTTCAACGGGTTTCGACTACACGGGGATAGATTGTATTGTTCTCGGCATTTCAACGGCCTCAATCGCCCTGTATTACCAAATCATCGGGCGTGCTACACGTATCGACGAGGGCAAACAGGACGCCCTCATTATCGACCTCGGCGGCAATGTAGCCCGTTTCGGCAAAGTCGAGGACATCACATTTGAACGGGGGAAGATATGGAGAATGTTCGGCAGCGGCGGGAAGCTGTTGAGCGGCATACCTATCAGCGACATCGGACGGGTAACGAAACAGGACGTGGACGCAATGGATGCCGGGCGGAAAGCCGTTATCGAGGTCATGCCTTTCGGCAAGTATAAAGGCGAGCGCATCGCCGACATTCCGGCCAGCTATCGACAATGGTGTTTGGCAAATTTCGAGTGGAAAGCCCACAACGAAAACCTCCGGCAATCACTCTTAGCTACACTTAAAAATTAAGAATATGGCAAGACCCAAGAAAAATAATGCAGAGTATTTCACGCATGACGCCGATATGCGGAATGACGTGAAAATAAAGGCTCTCCGCCGTAAATTTTCCCACACAGGGTATGCCGTATGGAATTACCTGTTGGAAACACTCACCGACAGCGATTTTTTCGAGGTTGAGTGGGAGGAAATAAACATCGAACTCCTTGCGGCGGATTATGACGTATCGGTTAGCGAGCTGACCGAAATTGTTGAATACTGCGTAAAAATCGGGCTGTTGCAACGGGCAGGGAATAAACTCATTTCCAAAGCCCACCAGCAACGGTTCTCCTCTTTGCTCGCAAATCGTGAACGGAAGCGCATTTCAGAGGGGCAAAACGCAAGTATGTCGAATAATGGCGGAGTTATGGCGAGCCAAAACCCCGTAAAAACTGATGAAACTGATGCAAGCGGCAACCCGAAACAACATAGTAAAGGAGAGGAGAGCAAAGGAGAGGAAAAGAAAGGAGAAATAAAATATCCTTATCAGGATATTGCCGACCTGTGGAACTCGATATGCAAGAGCCTACCAAAAATATCGAAGTTATCAGACCCTCGTCGGGCAAAGATAAAAGCCCGGCTCAACGAGTTCGGCAAGCCCGAAAGTTGGATGCCGACCTGCGAGGCTTTGTTTGAGGCAGTCGAGGCATCCAGCTTCTTGCGGGGCGAAAACAAATCGAATTGGCAAGCAACGTTCGATTGGCTGTTCAGCAACGGCACGAACTGGGTTAAGGTCATGGAGGGCAATTACGCCAACAAAGGCCAACAACACAAAGCCGGTTCCACCACCCTCGGCTGTGATGAACGCATCGAGAACGGACGCCGGACGTATGGTTCGGGGAAGGTTACAATCCCGATGAACGCTCCTCCCCGACCGGGCGATAAATACGCTTGGGATAGTTCAACGCAAAAATGGGTGCTGTTATGATGCGGTGGAGAGAGTTGGGAATAGAAATCCCGTACAATCGCACGAGCGGCAACATCAAGACCTACTGCCCTCAATGTAGAGACAGCCGCCACAACAAACGGGATAAAAGTCTATCGGTGGACTTGGCGACAGGTGTATTCAACTGCCACTACTGCGGGTGGGCAGGCTGCGCCGCCGAAAAAGAGCAGCGGTGGGATAAACCGTTTTACAACCCTCGCCCGCTGGCTCGGCAGAAGCCCGAATACAAAAAGCCCAAACAGACAGGCAATACCGCTATGAGCAGCAAGGCCATTGCTTGGTTTGCAGGGCGGGGTATCAGCCAAAAGACGCTCGAACAAATGCGGGTTACGGAGGGTATGGAGTGGATGCCGCAGAAAAACGGTCAGGCCAACACAATCCAATTCAACTACTACCGCAGGGGCGAATTGGTAAACACGAAGTTCCGCACGGGCGACAAGTGTTTCAAAATGGTATCGGGGGCAGAATTGCTGCCATACAATATCGACGCTATCAAAGGGCAAAAAGAGTGTATCATAACGGAGGGCGAAATGGATGCCCTTTCGTTCATTGAGTGCGGTCGTACCGACGTTGTAAGCGTTCCGAACGGGGCAAACGCCAACCTCTCTTACCTGGACGATTATATTGAGGAGTATTTCGACGACAAAGACACGATTTTCATCGCATCGGACACCGACACCAAAGGCGTTATCTTACGGGACGAGCTGTTACGGCGTTTCGGGGCTGACCGCTGCCGTATTCTCGAATACGGGGAGGGATGCAAGGACGCCAACGAACACCTGATGAAATTCGGGCGGGATAGCCTGCTGAAATGCCTCGACGATGCGCCGGAGGTAAAGGTAGAGGGGATTTTCACTGTTTCAGACTTCGAGCAATCGCTGGACGCCATTTTTGAGCACGGTTTGCAAAAGGGGGTAACAATCGGGCACGACAATTTCGACCGGTTATGTTCATTTGAGACCAAACGTCTCTGCATCGTAACCGGTATCCCGGGCAGCGGCAAATCGGAGTTTATCGACGAAATTGCCGAACGGCTCAATATGCGGTACGGGTGGAGGTTCGCTTATTTCAGCCCCGAAAACGCTCCGCTCGCCTATCACGCCTCCAAGTTGATAGAGAAGTTCACCGGCAAGAAGTTCAGCAAGGAAACGCTTAAATTCGGGGAATATCGGCTGGTAAAAGAACACCTCGAAGATAACTTCTATTTCATCAGCCCGGCGGATAATTTCCGTGTAGATACAATCCTCGAAAAAGCCAAATTCCTCGTCCGGCGGCGAGGCATCAAAGCACTCGTAATCGACCCGTACAACCGATTGGAGAGCCAACAGGGGAACCGGAACGAAACGCAGTACATCAGCGAACTCCTCGACAAGCTGACAAATTTCGCTCAAATCAATGACATCCTCATAATTCTGATGGCGCACCCGACCAAGCAGCCGAAGAACAAGGATGGAGTAATTGAAGCACCAACGCTGTATGACATCAGCGGCTCGGCCAACTTCTACAACAAAGCAGATTTCGGTATAGTGGTTCACCGGAACCGCCTTGAAAATACGGTCGAAGTTCACGTTCAGAAAGTCAAGTTCCGACACCTCGGAGAGTGCGGGACTTGCCTATTCAAGTACAACATCAACAACGGGCGGTACACACCGTTCGACGGCGCAAGTTTCGACGCTATTGCATGGGACAATACCAACCACCTGCAACAACACCAACAAGAGCTGTTGGAGGAGGCATACCGCAGCAGCGTATTTGACTTCCAAGACGACGATATGCCGGACGACGATTGCCCATTCTAACAATATGGAAGCGAATATAATATATAACATTGACTGCCTTACGGGGTTACGCAATCTGCCCGACGATAGCATAGATTGTTGTGTTACCTCCCCGCCGTATTTCAACCTGCGGGATTATGGAGTGAGCGGTCAGATCGGGTTAGAGGATACGCCTGAACAATACATTCAAAAGCTGGTCGGCGTATTCCACGAGGTAAGGCGGGTATTAGCCCCTGCGGGGACATTGTGGGTAAACATTGGAGATTGCTATGCTGGCAGCGGAAAAGGGGCAGCAAATTATCCCGACAATGCCATGAAATACAAGCAGGGGACAAATCGAGGGACTGTTGGACAGTCAGCCATAGTCAAGAAATTCGACGGCTACAAGAGCAAAGACCTCATTGGCATACCTTGGATGCTAGCCTTTGCGTTACGGGCGGACGGCTGGTTTCTGCGGCAGGATATTATTTGGGCAAAGCCTAACCCCATGCCGGAAAGTATGAAAGACCGGTGTACGAAATCACACGAATATATCTTCTTGCTCACCAAATCCCCGAAATATTACTTCGACTGTGAGGCTATCCATGAAAAGGCCGTAACAAGCGGCGCAATCCCTACAAATGCACCTCGATACGGAGGAAACAAATACACGGCGACCCCTGAAAAGTTTTACCGGACAAAAAGCGGCAACGCATATATCGACAGGGAATTTCGGAACAAAAGAGACGTATGGACAGTTCCGACACAACCCCTGCAAGAAGCGCATTTTGCGACGTTCCCCGAAAAATTGGTGGCTGACTGCATTTTGGCCGGATGCCCTGAAAATGGAATCGTCCTCGACCCATTTATGGGTTCCGGAACGACGGGCATAGTCGCCCGAAAATTCAACCGCAAATACATCGGGTTCGAGTTGAATCCCGAATACATAGAAATCGCCGACAAGCGATTGAAAAAAGAACTCGGATTATTCATTTAACCTCAATAATAGTATGAAAACTTATGTAATTACACTTTCAAAACGGTTCCCAACCGGACATAATCGGGCTGGCGACCTGACATTTTTTCACGAAGCGCTTGCAAATGCGTTGTATGACACCGAAGCAACGCTTGTTGTAGATGATGAAGAAGACATATCAACTCAAATCTTCGTCCGCAAAATCCACACAATTCGGGCGAATTACCCGCTTTGGGCCAAACGTATCGCCGAGGTTGAGCTGGGTGAGGCTTGCCTATCAATTCGACAATGGACGGATAAACCTTACCACAGTAAACAGGTTGAAATTGCCCGGCTGACAAAGGAGGACGGTGTGGGAATCCAACGGCTGGAATTTGTGAACGGTAAACTCGGGTTACCTCGTATCGGAATTGTGTATCAGCGAAAAAACGAAATTGCTCTGAACGACGGCTTATCGTTCGAGGATTGGGAGAATTGGTTCAAAAACTACGACCTCGCACAGCCTATGGCAATCATCCACTTCACCAAATTCCGCTACTGATATGAACACACAAAAAATGATTGAATGGATAGGCACTCACAATGTCGGCATTTCATCGAGAACAATGTGGTGCGGATTGATGGGTGTTGGTTCCGGTTCGGCTGGAAGATTCGACATACCTCACGATGCCGACGACTTCTCACGCTGCTATGACCTCGTAACATTTGCAGAGGTTTCACCGGTTTATGACCTGCCCCGCATCTGTGAAATCTTTCCTTGGTACAAGCCCATTATAGACAGTTGGGCAACGCTCGTTGAACTGTATGAAAAGCAGGATTACAAGGGCGTATATAATCTACTATCGAGCAAGCATGACGAGGTTATGCACTTACAAGGATACGAGAAGAAACAGAGCGGAATTTGGATGAAAAAACAATAGACTATGGCAACGACAAAAGAACATATCATTCAGTATTGCAAAGACCACAATTTCAAACTCAGAGAGGAAGATTTCGACGGTTCTATTTATCAGTACAGCAAATATCTATCGAAAACTATACTCCTGTTTATCGGCGTATCTGACACCATGTTGAATGTCGGAATAATAGTTCTCGACACGCAGCAACAAGTTTACAAAAAAGATACGACGCTTCCCATTTCGCTCATTGAGCCGAGCTATTGGCGGCTCCATTTGAGTACAATGGTTCACGACGTTGTGGCGGCTGTATTCGACGAAATGACCAACCTCGGTTTTAAGCCTAAAAAATGACTGCCATGAAGTTACTCTATATCGACTTATTCTGCGGGGCGGGCGGAACCTCTACCGGCGTTGAGAACGCCCGCTATGAGGGTCGGCAATGTGCAAAGGTCATCGGATGCGTGAACCATGACGCCAACGCCATAGCCTCACACGCCGCCAACCACCCCGACGCTATGCACTTCACGGAGGATATTCGGACGCTGGAACTCTCCCCGCTGATAGCGCACATTGCCAAAATGCGGAAACTCTATCCCGACGCATTCGTTGTGTTATGGGCGAGCCTCGAATGTACGAATTTCAGCAAGGCCAAAGGCGGGCAGCCTCGTGATGCTGACAGCCGGACGCTGGCCGAACACCTGTTCCGCTATATCGAAGCTATCAATCCCGACTACATTCAGATTGAGAACGTCGAGGAGTTTATGAGCTGGGGTGACCTCGACGAAAACGGCAAACCGATAAGCAAGGACGCAGGGCGATTGTACCAACAATGGGTGGCGAACGTCTGCGGGTATGGTTACCGGTTTGCACACCGCATACTCAACTCTGCCGACTATGGGGCGTACACCTCCCGTCGCCGGTTCTTCGGCATCTTCGCAAAAGGGAGCCTCCCGATTGTGTTTCCCGAACCGACGCACAGCAAAGAGGGAGCGGCTGGACTGTTCGGCCGATTACACCGCTGGAAACCCGTGCGGGAAGTGTTGGACTTTTCGGACGAGGGAGAAAGCATCTTCGGACGTAAAAAACCGCTCGTCGATGCGACGCTGGAACGGATATATGCGGGCCTGATAAAGTTCGTTGCGGGCGGCAAGGAGGCATTTATGGTAAAATGGAACAGCATGAGCCGAACAGGTAAATACCATGCTCCGGGCATTGACGAGCCGTGTCCGACTGTTGCAACGCAAAGTCGGCTCGGCGTGGCACAGGTGAGTTTCCTTTCCAAGTATTACGGCGGTAGTCCGGAGGGCAAGAGTGTATCGGTAGAGGAACCGGCAGGAGCAATAACCACAAGAGACCACCACTCGTTCATCACGGCCTACTATGGCAACGGGCACAACCACAGCATCGACGAACCGGCACAGACAGTAACGGCGAACCGGAAATGGCATTACCTGATGAACCCGCAATTCCAATCCGCAGGAGGTTCTGTCGATAACCCCTGTTTCACGCTTATCGCTCGTATGGACAAAATGCCTCCTTACCTCATTCAGACAGAACAGGGCGAAATGGCTATCGTTATCGAACCGGACGACAGCCCCGCAATGGTAAAAATCAAACAATTTATGGCATTGTACGGCATTATCGACATCAAAATGCGAATGCTCCGCATACCGGAATTGAAACGGATTATGGGTTTCCCCTCCGACTATGTTCTCGTCGGGACACAGGCAGACCAAAAGAAATTTATCGGTAACGCCGTGGAAGTCAATATGGCACGGGTTCTCTGCGAGGCTCTTTGCACTCGACTGATTGAGGAGGACATCAAGCCGATTCGGGCGGCTGCATAACCAAAACGAAACGCAAATAAAAAAAACGCACTATAAATCATCGAATTATGAAAGTGAAAGAAATCATCAAGTATCTGCACAACTACCAAAAGTGGCGGCGAGGGGCTGACCTACCGATGCCCAACCCCAAAGAATTGGGGATGGCGATTGACGGGGCAATTCGTGAACTGCGAAACTTCCAACGGCTGAAAATCAAACTCGACAAGAAAAGCCCCAAATGAAATGCCACTACATATACACCGAAGACGGGGAAAAGGTGCTTATCCCGTACTGTTGGCCGGTAGTTCTTTCAGGGGATATGTCGCAATGCACCTGCCGCCCTGAAAAGACCTTTGCGGCTTTTGAGCGGGAACGGTACAATGAAACCGTCAAGGCTCTGCGGGCAGAAATAAAGGATTTGGAACACGAAAATGCCTATCTCAATAGGATAATTAAAAAACTCACAAAACAAAAACGTAAAAAATGACAAAAGATGAATTAAAACGGTTGCCGTTTGTAGTGGTGGCATACCAAAAGATATATCCAACAGAAAGTTGTTGCGGAATATGCAATCTGCCGTGGTCTGCGTGTGGGTGTAAATCAGTTGATTTGGGGAATGGAGAGGGAACATTCGCAATATGCCCTTACTGCTGGGAAAGAGCAACGCTTCAAGAAGCCATAAAAGTTCACACCAATACTTATATAAACCAATGTATTACATTATCGGATGATAGCAGACAAAAGTTCATTGAATGCAGGCCACTTGACCACGTATTAGAGTGCGTACAGAAAGAATATAACAAAACCCATAATAAACAATAATCCAATGAAAACAATGACGAAAGAGCAGCTTGCGGAGCTGCTGAACGGTAATGAGTACCGTGATGAAATGACAAAGGAACAGGAACAGGCTGCCAAGCAAAACAATCTGCTGGTGCTGTTCGGCGCATCGGATGACCTGCTCGAAATGCGAGGGGCTATCCGTGATGAAGTCGGAGCCTATGACGGCGGAGAGTATGCGCTGGCGTTGGACGGCGAACTGTACGCCGACGGTGAGGAGGAAAACACCTACCACAAGGCCATAGGCAACGAGGTTCTTCCCATTTCGGACGAGTGCGACAACGACGACAATCCCCGCCTCATTCGAGCCGAGTGGTGTCCCGACGACCAACCGGCTTTGAGTTGGCGTATATCCTCCAATATTCCCTACGCCTCGTTCACAATCAAGGAGGACGGAGAACCTTACTGCGAGGGTATAATTATCGACATCGACGACATAATCCCCAACAACAAATAATACAACAATTATGGGAAACTTTGGAATTAAAATCGACCTCCTGAAACTGAAAAACAGTTTCGTAACCAACCTCAAAGGCAAGTCTGCCACGAAACGCTGCTTGGTTATCCCTATCGACGACAGCGGAGTTTACCTCGGCGAGAAAGGGGTGTATCTGAACCTCACAGCCGTTGAAATGCGGGAACAGCGTTACGGCGATACGCACGTCCTCAAACAAAGCCTCGCAAAAGAGGTGTACCAAGCCATGAGCGAAGAGGAACGCATGGCACAGCCCATATTCGGGGCGTTGAAACCTATCGAAAGCCAACAGCGGCAAATGGAAGTAACGCAGACTACCAACGCAGCAGAGGCAGTCGAAGACCCTGACGACCTCCCGTTCTGACATTCGGCGAACAAAAGCTCGGCACAATTCGGGGAGCAATCCCCGTTTTGTCGTCTTGCCCGAATTCAGCCCCAAATTCAAACGATATGACAACAGATAAGCAAACACCCGACAAGCCAAAAAGAAAAGCACATAAGCCGCAGAAACAGCCAAAAATGGATATGTTCACGGCTATATGCAAAAGCGACCTAAAAATAGAGGTCGTCAAAGAATACCTATTCCACCCCACCCGCAAATGGAGGTTCGACTATGCCATACCCGACCATAAAATAGCCCTCGAAGTCGAGGGTGGTGTGTGGACAGGTGGACGTCATACCCGCCCGCAAGGGTTTCTCGGCGACATCGAAAAGTACAATGCCGGAACATTGCTCGGCTGGCGGATATTCAGAGTAACGCCCGACGACTTATGCAGGTTGAAGACGCTGGAATTGATAAAACAGGCTATTTCCGTCTGAAAACTCATTTTTTTTGCTCAAAAAGTGGTTATAATACAATCATATTGGCTAATTTTGTCGAAACTAACAAATTCAAAGGATGATAAAATTTTCAGAATTCGTATCGCTCGGCCACCCTGATAAGATTGCGGACTATATTTCGCAATATCTCCTCGACCGGTACATCGAACACGACCCGCAAACCCGTTATGCGGTTGAAGTGCAAATCAAGGGCTACCAGGTAACGCTCGGCGGCGAGGTATCAAGTAAGCACCATTTTTCAGCACAGGAGATACGGGATTTTGTCCGTGCATCTGTAAACGAAATCGGGTACACACGAGAATATCAGCAGAAATGGGGTGCTGACAATACCATTTGTGGTGACCTGCTCGACGTGGCTATCTATATCTGCCAACAGAGCAACGATATTGCACAAGGGTTGTCCGGCTGGGGCGACCAAGGCATTTTCTTCGGTTATTGTGAGTACCGTCCCGATACCTGCGGAATGCCTCTCGACCATACCCTCGCCAAAAGATTATGCAAAGACCTGTTCGAGAGTGGCATCGGAGGCCTCGACATCAAAACGCAGGTCATTACCCGCAATGATAAGGTCGAAAAGGTCATCGTTGCAATCCCGCTGCTCGATGACACGAGCAAAAAGACCGTGAAACACTTTGTGCGCTCACGTATCAAAGGCCGGTATCAGCTCATCATCAACGGCACAGGCCGATACGTCAAACACTCGTCTATCGCAGACTGCGGTACAACCGGTCGCAAATTGGCGGTGGATTTCTATGGAGGCAACAGCAAACTCGGCGGCGGTTCCCCTTGGACGAAAGACGCAAGCAAGGCCGACCTCACGCTGAACCTCGCCGCCCGCCGCCTCGCTATTAACTACTCGATGAAATACAAAACGGACGTAACGACCACCCTCGCCTGCTGCATCGGCAAACAGGCGGTGGATTTCATCGTTCAAGACACGGCGGAAAACACGTTGGCCGAGGGGACAATGGACATCAATCCACAGGAGATATGCAAGGAGTTCAAGTTGAACACCCCGATTTATGCGTCTATGTGCCGCTGGGGGCTGTTCGGCGAATATCAACAAGACAAAGTATGGGAATAGGACTATGAAAACGGAACTCGTAAAACTCTCTCAAATACGGGTGAACGGGGCAAACCCTCGTATCATCAAAGACGACAAGTTTGCCAAGTTGGTAAACTCGATTCTCGATTTTCCGAAGATGCTGGAACTTCGCCCGATTGTGGTGGACGATACACTCGTTTGCTTGGGCGGAAATATGCGTTACCGGGCATTGACTTTCATAGCCGAGATGTCTATTGACGACCTGAAAGCTCGACTGTGCGATATTCGAGGTTTTCAGAAAAAAACCGAAGCCGAGAAAGAGGCTTTGGTTGAACATTGGGAACGTTGGCAGGATAACCCGACCGCTCCCATTATCCGTGCTGCCGACTTATCGGATGAAGAACAAAAGGAGTTTATCATCAAGGACAACGTGGGCTATGGCGAATGGGACTACGATATGCTGGCGAATGATTGGGAGGCAGAAGACCTCGAAGATTGGGGGCTGGACGTATGGCAGTCCGACAACAACGACGGCGGCGACGGTGCAGGCGAAAGCAGCAAACCAGCCAACGGCTCTTTGGCCGACCGCTTCGTTATCCCTCCGTTCTCAATTCTCGACACCCGCAAAGGCTATTGGCAAGCCCGAAAAAAGGTTTGGAGGGAACTTATCGGGGACATGGGCGAAAGCCGCAACGACACGTTGATAACAAGCCCCGAAATCAAGTACAAAGACATCTACCAAAAGACACGGGAGCATCGAGAATCGCTCGGCCTGTCGTTCAAAGAATACCTCGACAAATATGTGCCGGAGGAAGTCAAAGAGCGGGAGGCGGCCAAAGTGCTGTCGGCGGGCGTATCATTGCTCGACCCTGTTATGGCTGAACTTGTCTGTCGTTGGTTCGGGTTGGAAAAATGCAAGACGTTCGACTGTTTCGCTGGCGATAGCGTATTCGGCTATGTATCGGCCTATCTCGGTAATGAATTTACCGGCATCGAACTTCGGCCGGAACAGGCTCAACTCAACAATGAACGGGTGGAGGGTATGTCCGCACGATACATCTGCGATGACGGGCAAAACGTCGGGCAACACATTGAGCCGAACAGTATGGATTTGCTGTTTAGTTGTCCGCCGTACTATGACCTCGAAAAATATTCTGACCTCGAAAACGATGCGTCCAATCAGGGAACATACGAGGAGTTCCTTACGATTCTGACGAACGCTTTCAAATCCGCCCTCGGCTGTCTGAAAGAAAACCGGTTTGCGGTTATTGTTGTCGGAGACGTTCGGGATAAGAAAACGGGCTTCTACTACAATTTCATCGACGATATGAAACGCATCTTCAAAGAAAACGGAGCCGCCCTGTATAACGAACTCATCCTCATTGAGACGGGAGCCAGCACAGCCCTCCGTGCCGCCCGCTATATGGAGAGCCGCAAGGTTGCCAAGATGCACCAAAATATCCTCGTGTTCTACAAAGGCAACACAAAGGAAATCAAGAACAACTACAAAAAAATCGAATATGCAAGCGAAGATTTGGAACTTTTCAGAGTGGATAGCGGAGACGAACCCGCAGAAGATTAGGGAGCATTTCGATGCGCTGTTACGCAAAGCGGGGTTCAATATCCTCCGCTTTACGGCGCATAATTTCAAACCGCAGGGATATACTGCCTTGTGGCTGCTCTCGGAAAGTCATTTTGCCGTACACACGTTCCCAGAGTATGGCAAGACGTATATCGAGTTGTCGAGTTGCAACCTCGAATATTACCAGCGTTTTTTGGAAATGACAAAGGAGCTGTAAGATGAGCGAGGCACAACAGAGAAAGCGTCGGCAGTTGAAACTATCCCGCCTCGAAATCGTGGCGCAACTCTACAAACGGGGTTACAGCATACGGAAAATCCAGTCCGAGGTAATGAAACGCCTCGGGCTGGAAACCTATTCGACGGCCACCGTGAACAGGGACATCCAAACCCTCCTCAAAGAGTGGCGGGAAAGCCGCTTGGAGAACATGGATTTGGCCTTGCAACTCGAATTGGAGCGTATCGACGAAACGTGCAGGGAGTTGTGGGAACAATGGGAAAAGTCGAAAACTGACTACACCAAGACCGCCCGCAAACAGAAAGGTTCGCCGACACGGGACAGCCAAACGGGGGCGACATCTATCCGCACCTATCAAACCGAGCGGACGGAAACCGAGGTAACACGCCTCGGCGACCCGTCGTACATTGCGGAAATCAGACAGCAGCTTGCAGAACGCCGGAAGTTGCTCGGCCTGTACGCCCCTGAAAAGAAAGATATTTCGGGCGATATGAGTTTTGCGGCGTTCCTGATAGAGAGTGGCATCGTGGACGACAATGAACAGAAATAACGACATATTGCGGCAGCGGGGCATCGACCTGATGCGTTCGTGGAGAGAGGATTGGAACCGGTTTGTCCGGGACGGTCTCGGCGTTACCCTTGACAGGGAGCAGCAGGAGATTTTATCCAGTGTCCAATTCAATCCCCGCACGTCTGTTGCCTCCGGCACGGCTCGTGGCAAAGATTTCGTCGCTGCCTGCGCCGCCATATCGTTTCTGTACCTGACGCCACGTTGGAACACCCAACGCCAACTCATAGAGAACACGAAAGTCGCCCTCACCGCACCGACCGATAGGCAGGTAAAGAACATTATGATGCCGGAAATTTCACGGCTCTACAACAGGGCGAAATCACGAGGCATCGTGCTGCCCGGCAGATTGAACGCCTATGACATTCGCACGGACAGCGATGAATGGTTCTTGACAGGATTCAAGGCCGACGAGAACAACCACGAGGCGTGGTCGGGCTTTCACGCTGTAAATACGATGTTCGTCATCACGGAGGCGTCCGGTATCAGCGACAACACATTTGAAGCGATTGAGGGAAACCTACAAGGCAACAGCCGTGTCTTGCTGGTATTCAACCCCAACACTCCTATCGGATATGCTGCCCGCAGCCAACGAGGGGAACGCTGGACGAAATTCCGGCTGAACAGCCTGACCGCTCCGAACGTCATTGAACATAAAATCATCATCCCCGGACAGGTCGATTACGAATGGGTTGTCGATAAACTCGAACAATGGTGTACCCGTATCGACAAATCGGAGGTGCAGGAAGAACTCGACGACTTCTGCTTCGAGGGAAAATGGTATCGCCCCGAAGACCTGTTCCGCAAAAAGGTTCTCGGCAAATTTCCGAAAGTGGCCGATGATGTGCTTATCCCGATGCAATGGATTGAGGCAGCGCAGGAACGCTGGCGGAAATACAAGGGGGAACGCACGGGAACAAATTGGCTCGGTGTCGATGTGGCTGGAATGGGACGGGACGCAACGGTCTATTGCAACCGCATCGAGAATTGGGTTGCGCCGTTCAAAAAGCACAATTCGGGCGGCACGGCAGACCACATGCGGGTTGCGGGCGACATCATCAATCACCGCCGCCAACACCCTACATCGTTCGTCAGCATCGACACAATCGGCGAGGGTGCGGGTGTCTATGCACGGGCACACGAGATTGACGACAGCCCGTATATCATCAGCTGCAAATACAGCGAGGGAGCAAAAGCCCGTGATAAAGAACTAACCGACATTACGGGGCAATACAAGTTCCTCAATATGCGGGCATACCTGTTTTGGTGCATACGAGATTGGCTCAATCCGAAAAATAACACGGGAGCCATGTTACCTCCGGACGAAGAATTTTCAGAGGAGGCAACCGAAATTCGGTGGTCATTTCGCTCCGACGGCAAAATAGTCATCGAACCAAAAGAGGACATCAAAAAGCGGCTCGGACGCTCTACCGACAAATTCGATGCGCTGGCCAACACGTTCTATCCGATTGTCATCAGGCGTCCGGTGGACAAAAAACGTATCGCACAGGCTGTGTACTAATTTTTTTGCAAACAAAATGATTGTAATACAAACATTTATGGCAACAATTCAAGAAATCATCGACAAGAACAGGCCGGTAACAGAGATTATTTCCGACCTGAAAGAAAAGGCCGTTTACGTGCAGCCGTGGACAGGACGCTGGGGATTGATACACGAATACGACCCCAAGCGACATCCTGTGATGAACAAAGCCAAATACCCCGACATTGTGAACGAGGACGGCTCTATCGACTACGTTACCCGTATCACATACGACCTGCAACGGTTGGCTGTAAAACGTATGACGGAACTATGCTTCGGCATACCTGTCAAGCGCATCTATAAACCCAATAACGACGGGGAGCAGAAAGTCGCCAAAATGTTGGAGGCAATCTACGAGCGGAACCGCATCGACAGCGTGAACATCGAACGGAGTAATATGCTGTTCGCCGGTTGCGAGGTTATGACGCTGTGGTACGCTGTCGAGCAACGGCACGACCTTTACGGATTCAATAGCCCGCTGAAACTGCGATGCAAAAACTATTCGCCGATGCATGGGGACGAACTGTACCCGTTGTTCGATGAGTACGGCGATATGATTGCTCTATCGGTGGGCTATACCCGAAAGAAACTCGGCAAAACCGTTTCGTACTTCGACACCTATACCGACAGCAAGCACCTGAAATGGTCGAACGAGAACAACGGCTGGCAGCTTATCGAGGACGAGGATATTACCCTCGGCAAAATCCCCGGGGTGTATATGTTCCGCCCGACCCCCATTTGGGAGGACACCTCGAAAATCGTGTTCGAGATTGAATGGGCGTTGAGCCGCAACGGTAATTACCTCCGCAAGAACAGTAAACCGGTATTCTGCGTGTTTGCGGACGAAGAAATACAATTCGGCGAGGAACAACCCGAAAACAAGGAGTTCAAAAGCATCCTCCAATATCCGAAAGGTTCTTCTGCGGGGTATGTCACATGGGAGCAGGCGGTTGAAAATCTGAAATTCTTTGTTACCGAACTCCGGCAATCGTTTTTCACGCAGTTGCAACTGCCGGATTGGAGTTACGAGAGTATGAAATCCAACCCTATGTCGGGCGAAAGCCGCAAGCAGCTATTCATCGACGCCCAACTCAAAGTCAAGGACGAGAGCGGGCGACTGATTGAATTCCTCGACCGTGAAATGAACGTCGTCAAAGCGTTCCTCAAAACGATGTTGCCCGAAAAGCAATGGAAAGACGTGGACAGCCTGCAAGTGGAAATGGAGATAACGCCGTTCACGATTACAGACGATAAGGACACCATTGCGAACCTCACGACGGCCAACGGCGGCAAACCTATCATTTCACAGCGGCAAAGCGTCGAAATGCTCGGCTGGAGCAATGACGTTGATAAAACGATGCAAGAACTCGGCGAAGAAAAAACCGTCGATGCGTTCCATTTAACCGAATAGCCCCATGACGAAAGTACGCATATCACAAATGACATTCGGGGAAAGCGAATTTGTCAGAGGCAACAAGGTTTGGAGGGCTGAATCGCTATACCTGTTCGCACAGGCCAAAGGCTACGAAGTCCGAGACCTCCCGCTGTGGGCGGTAGATTTAACCGACCACCCGTTCCCTGCGGATAACCTCTCGCAGTTCATCTTCCAATGTAAGCGAGTGCAGGACTGCTCGCTGAACTATCCTATTATCCTCGACGATTGCGGGCAGATTGCCGACGGCTATCACCGCCTATGTAAAGCGATTTTGGAGGGACGTGAAACCATAAAAGCGATACGGTTGGAGGAAATGCCCGCTCCCGACCGCATAGAGGAGGAATAACAATGGCCGCAGCGAGGAAAAAGCAACAGCGGGAACGACCGAAATACTCGTGTCGGGACTGCATCCATAGTTACGATTGGCACGAAAAGAATTGGCGGGGCGAACTATTTATGTGCCGCTGCCCGCACTACAAAGAGGGGAAGTTCTCGAAATTCTTGGACGACCCGCAATGCAACGTATTTGAATTGAGAAACAATGGCACGGTTGGACAAATGGGAGAGTAAGCACCTGAAAGACGTGGAGCGTTATGCACGGCAGATTGAAGCTATTTATCAGTCTGCCGTGCGTGAGGCTGCCGCTATCGGGGCGACAATACCCAATTTCAACCCCAACAAGCCCTTTTCGTTCGCCAACTACCCAAGTACAAAGGCTCGCATCGAAAAGTTGCTACAAACGCTAAAAACGGGCATATCGACGGTCGTTTTGAACGGCATCGAGGCAGAGTGGACGTTAGCAAACAACAAAAACAACGAACTGTGCAACGTCGTATTCGGGGAATATGCCACGAAATTATCACCGGAACAGGCTCGCAAGTATTACAACACCAACGACCAAGCCTGCAAAGCGTTCACGGAACGCAAAATCGGTGGGCTGAAATTGTCTGACAGGGTATGGCGGTACACGGAGCAATTCAAAACTGAGATAGAAATGGGCATTGACCTCGGCCTGCGGGACGGGCTTTCAGCCGATGAAATGAGCCGGACACTCCGACAATACCTCCAGCACCCCGACAAACTGTTCCGCCGTGTACGAGACCAGCACGGGCAACTGCACCTGTCGCAACGGGCGGCGGTGTATCATCCCGGCCAAGGAGTTTATCGCTCGTCGTACAAGAACGCCCACCGTTTGGCTGCCACAGAAACGAACATCGCCTACCGTACATCGGATTACACACGTTGGCAGCAACTCGATTTCGTGGTAGGCATCGAAATCAGGTTATCGAATAACCACACCCTCAATGGACGAGCGTTTACCGACATTTGCGATGAGTTGGCCGGACGTTACCCCAAGAATTTCAAATTTACGGGCTGGCATCCCTATTGTCGTTGCCACGCAGTAGTGATACTCAAAACATTGGAGGAAATCAAAGCCGACAACGAGCGGATAATGCTCGGACAACCGTTGAACGGGGAAAGCGCAAACAGGGTGTCCGACGTACCGCCTAATTTCAAGGAGTGGAGAATCCGGAACCACGACAGGATTCAAAAGGCAACCAAGAATGGGACACTGCCTTATTTCCTGAAAGACAACAGACAATACGCAGCATAAACACAAAACAAGGGCGGCCAATGACGACCGCCCTCATTTTTTCAGATTCTACCTAATGCTGAATCAGAGAATGGCAGCAACTTTTCGTAATTGAGCCAATTTTTCCATAAAAGAACTGTCCTTACGCATTTTGCGTAGGTTGTAATCCATTTGCAGACCAAGCAGAGGTTCTGCATCAACACCCAAAACCGCCTCAAAAAGCAAAGCCGTTTTCTCTGTCAAAGGGCGGCGGCCATTCAAAATTTCGTTCAATGCTGAATACGGAATCCCCATCTCTTGGGATAACTTGTACTGCGTTATTCCCCTGTATTCTATTTCGTCTTTCAGTATTGAACCCGGATGCGTCGGATAGGCGGATTCCAAATTGTTAGCAATCATCTTGGGGTCAATCCCTTGTATCTCAATCATAATCTATCTATTTGTAATGGTTTGACAAATCCGTTATATTGCATATCGTCGCAATAACCTCGCCGTCTTTGGTACGTTCCTCGAACTCTATACGATACTGGTCGTTTACTCTTACAGAAGATAGTCCGACTTTATCGCCTTTCAGTTTTTCGTATCTCAACGAGTTATATTGGCATAGCCCCATAACATTACGAGTCCGTTTCATTAGGTTTATAATATCGCCATACTTGCGAATAATACCAGGTTGATAACGATGCTTTTTATCGGGGCATTGTCCCGTTTCATACATCACCTGCAAATATTCCTTGTCAAAAATGACTTCCATATATCCGTTTTTACAATGGCAAAGATAGGCATAATTTCTCATCTTCACAAAAAAAGTGAAGAAAAATCACATAAATAATTTTCCCCTCCGCTTTTTTCGCAACACGGGTTCTTTCGTGATACGACACCGCCGACCATTGTACGGATTATCGGGAGTGATTTTCAGATTCCACAGGCGGGAAACCTTGCAGCCAACCTGTTCGGGCGTGAACTTCTCGTATATCGCAGACAAGGAGGTAAAATAAAACTCCCAACTGTCGTCGTTTTCAAGCGGAGGCTCATTGAACGCCACACGATAGATAAACTCCAACTCACTCATTGCTGCCCTCCTTTCGATACCAGCGTCAGTTGGTTAAGACGGTCGGGGAACCAATAGCCGAAGCTGTCTAAAAAGACGATTCCGCAATCCTCGTCTTTTGGAAAACGATGCGGGCATAGAAAACTATCCGGCTTACAGAAGCCCAACACTTCATGGGGGCCGAATGTTACCCCATAATCGTTGGTAAACATAACTGTATCGCCGACGGACAAATCGTTATTTGTAACTATCACGTCCGAAAGGCGGTTGTAAATCATCGTGCCGTGTTTTGCTTCCAACTCGGCTTTCCAACGCTGGAATTCTGCTTTATGGCTTCGTTTCATAGTCTTAATGTGCTATATAATAAATTATCGGTTCTTTCGACACGTTGTAAATCCAACTTCCACAGCGCACCAGCAAGGCATCCTTGCCATAGAACAATTTTTTCATACCGGCAATGCTGCCGGTTACATGGAAGCAGGGGAACCGGTCGATTTTAAGACGTTCTCCGTCTGCTTTGTATAGGGTTTTCGTTCTCATTTAATTCATCCATATTACAATGTTTCCCAAGTCCTCCAACTTACAGGCAACACGCTCCATTGCTCTTCTACTTTCGAAGTTTGCATACGTTACCCAAATGCCCATAAAAGTTCGTTTTTGGATTGTGTACCACTCGTCGCCGAGTATATTTTCCATTCGTCCGCATCGGTACGTTTTCATTGCTCTCCTCCTTTCAGTAGTTCGGGGTTATCGTGGATATTCCCAATGACCCACATCTGATATGAATCATCAAAGCAGTCGGAGATTTGAAAAACATCAACGTCCCCAAAGTTCACGACGAAACATCCGTCTTGCCATTCGACAACTCCGATGCTTTCAAATTTGTCGGTAAGGACGTCGCCCTCATAGACCTCTATCGTGTTCTTATCCTGAAACCCCGTGTACTGGCCGACGGTAACCGGATCAACCTCGTATTCGATAAATGCTCTTTTGCCTTTACACTGCAAATCGCCATATACCCACATCCCGGTATTTAGGCTTTTCCCTCTGAATTTAATCGTCCTCATATTCTTCCTCCTAATTTTTCAACTGCTTTATAAGTTTATCAAGCCCTCGTCCGTCCTGTATCGTTTTGCCGGTTGCCCACCCGCTGTACGGGAAGAACGTAACGGTCTTGCCCTTGTGAATGAACTGTATTTTCTTGTTATCCCGTAGCGTGATTGTGTAACCAAGCTGCTCAATTCGCCGAACCGCATGGGCTATTCGCTCCGGTTCCAGCCGCCCCTGCCGCTCAATGTTCAACCTTGCCATGTCCTATGATTTTTTCGGGGTGTACGGAGAAATCCCAATTAACCATTTCGTCGGGCAACGAGGAATGAATGTCGCCTCCGAGAACCAGCCCGCAATGTTTCTCGGCATATTCTTCCGCCTGCGCTTTGCTGCTGGCCTTGATTTTGAACTCGCCCATGAACACGTACCGAACAGGGACGGTATAAATTCTCTTTTTGTCGCTCATAATTTCAGATTTTGTTACCTGACAATCGCAGGCGGTTTGACAAATACCCGTAAGGGTATTATTATATACTTTCCTATACTATACTCTCCTTTACTCTACTATGGGGTATTGAAACGCCGAAATTCCGCCGTAATTCATTGATTAGTGTATTATGGCAAGGTTTCGGCGTGCCATAACTACTTGGACAGACCTTTAACGGCCAAAAGGGTTGTTAGCCGCTTGTGGTGTGTCCCGATATAACCATTGGGCGAAACAGTACGGAAAGTAATCGTGTGCTTGGTTTGTTTCACTATCTCCGTCAAACGGGAGGTATAGCCAAAGTTCCAACACAGCGTATCGCCGACCTTTAATTCTCCGGCAGGTTTTGCGGGGTGTTGTCCTATACCCTGTAAGTGTATCGTTGCCATAGTTGTTGCGATTATGCCCGCCACTCACGCTGTTTTCAAGCCGAATGGCGGGCGGTTATTGTTTATGCGGTTACTTTTACCCGGTTGAGCAAAGCCCCCGAAATCTCGTGTAACTCTCGGCTGCGGCGGGGTTCAAGTTCCCGTGCGTGTGCCGTGATAGCTTGCGTCAGCTTCCAAAGGGTTGCTCCGCCCTGTACTCCGTCGTCGGGGTCATTACGCATGAGGATTTTTTCAACACTCTCGCCCTCCGATTTCAGCAGCGAACCTGCCTTTACCAGCCGTTTCAGTTCTTGGTCGAAATCTACGTCGATTTCGGCCGCTCCTTGAATCTCGATGGCCTTTTGCATGATATTGTCCTTGCTGAACAATCCCCTCGTCAGGTCTCGAACTGCGGAAACCGTCGTGCGGGTGTCGAGTTCGTAGGTGCGGTTGGAGAGTTGCAGATTGTCAGGGAGGCGGGAGCCGAGGTGTACTTGTTTCATCACGCTCTCCCGAACCATACCATTGAGGCAAGCCCCGTTGAGCAAAAATGCCCGCATATCAACAGCCCCGTCGCCATAATCGGAAGTACTGAACCTCGCCCCGGCGAAAATCACCACCTCGCCGTTCTTTACTGTCGGAACCACGATAGGCTGCGGCAGTATCGTTTCCGCCCATACTTTCGTGTCACTCATATAGGCATCGGCGATAACAGCCCCCTGCTGGCTCGCCTCCTGTACGAAAGCGGTCAGGATTTCAACGCTGTTTAACCGGCGGTAACTGTCGCTCAACACACCTCGAACCTGCTGGCCGACCGTGCGGATAAGAACCCGTGTGCGCTGCGTCCAGCCACTATGCTCGTTCAGAACCGTTGCGGCGAGTTGTCGTTGCCATTCGTCGCCGGAGGCGAGCTGCCGGAGATAGCGAGAGGGGATGCCCATTTTGTCGGCCAACTGTCCGATAGCGTTGTCGTGGAGGGTGTATTGCCCGCTCTGCATGTTCATCAGGACGTGCCCGTTTCCGCTGAACGTGATTATCGGGGAGTGGTCGTTGCGACGCAGTTCTACTCCGATAGGGGCGATATAATCCTGTGCGATTTTCCCCTCGTTTACCAAGCGTTCCATTGTGGCCTGTACGCCGACGGCCTTGTTTTCAATCATGCGCTGAACCTTGTTGATTACAACTTCGTTCAATCCTTGCTGCGTTGTCATTGCTGTTTCCATAACCCTGTTATTTAGATATTTGTAACTACTCTTGTGTTTCCCACAAATTCTCAGTGATGCTTTCCATGTCATTTGCGGCATCATTGAGCGTATCGACTATTTCACTCATGCGCTCTCCTCGTTCTGCATATTGGAGAGATTCAGGCAGATTATCGTAACACTCTTGTTCCTCATCTGCAATAGCTTGAATTTCGACTTGGATCTCTTCAAGCTGCTCGCATATTTTGGCGAGACGTTTTCTTCTTTCGCTGTTCATTTCGGTATGTTTTAATTGATTGTCAAATCCGTAAGATATGCGAGGGCTTCATTGTAGAGTTCCTCGTCGGGCAGGTTGTCCGAGCTTGGCTCGAACCCTGCCATATATGCCGCTTCAATTATCTGTGCCATAGCCATTATTTGTACTCTGCAATAAGTTTGTTCAGCATTGCCCGCATCGCTTTGTCGTCTTTTTCAAGGTTAAAAATGCGGGTCAGTTCTTTTGCATAGGCGTTCGCCTGTGTGAGTGCTGCTATCAGTTCTTTATCTGCATGTTCACGTTCTGCCTCTCTTTTGCGGTGTTCTTCTGCAAGTTCTTGTCGGAGCGAAAGGATTTGCCCTCTCATTCGGTTGCTCATCTCCTCGATGCCGCCCTGCTTAATCCATACCTTGCAGAACTTATCCTTGTCAAGTTCGCTTGCCATATACTCGGCCTCAATCTCTGCATAGAGTTCGGGAGTAGTTATAAATCCCGTCCGCTGTTCAAATTCTTGCTGTGTCATATCTCTGCTATTTTTTTGTTGTTCAAATATGATTGTTTTATAATCACATTGCAAAGTAAGTGAAGTATATTTGCTATAACAAATTTTTCACGGAGAATTTTTAACTGAAAAGGTTATTTTTATTTCCCCTATTTGTTATAGGATTGATACTCACAACCAATCATTTGAAATAAAATTTATGATTGTTTTATAATCACTATCCGATTTTTGAGTATATTTGTCGCAAGCAAACTAATCAGTTAACTTTTGAACAGTATGAGAAAAGAGATTTTGGATGCGCTGAAAGCCAAATTTACGGGGGTCAGCGACGCAATCTTGGGCAGGATAGCCGACAAGTTGGCGAAGACTGCGACAACAGCGGAACAGGTTGCAACCGCAGTAGAGGGGGTAACGTTCCAGCAGGTTCTCGAAAGCTATGGCGACAGCCGAGCGACGGAAGCCCAGCAGACCGCAGTATCGAATTACGAGAAGAAACACGGTCTGAAAGACGGCAAGCAGGTCAAAGGGGGCGCATCTGCTGAACACAACGACGAACCCGACAATCAACACGGTAACGGAGACAACGATACTCCTGCGTGGGCAAAGGCAATTATCGACGGGCAGAAAAGTCTTTCCGACCGCCTTACCGCAATCGAGGGCGACAAAGTTACCGCCAGCCGGAAACAGAAATTCGATGCAATCATCGGCAAGCTACCGGAAGACCTCCGTAAGCCTTATGCCCGCACGGACATCAAAAGCATTTCGGACGAGGAGTTCGACACCCTTTTGTCCGAGGTCGGTACGGAGGTAGAGGAACTCGCCAAGAGTGCAAATGCGAGAGGTGCTGTTTTCGGCAGACCGGCCACAGGCGGCGCAACAAAAACCACAACGAACGGCGTCAAAGAGGCGACGGACGAGGAGGCGCAGCGTGTCGTGGACGGGATGAACATAGGTTAAACCACTAAAATTCAAAGACAATGCCTACCGCAGATTTGAAAAGAGCCTCTATTGAGGTAAATGACGGGCTGGATGCCATCGTCATTGTGAATGACTTGGGCGATGTTCCCGGCGGACGTACCCTTGACGTATCGGGGCTGGCAACTGATGTCGAGGTCATCAGGTCGGGGCATATCCTGATTCAGAACGACACGACGAAAGCTGTAAAGCCTCTCGGAGTAACCTCCGAGGCGTATGATACGCTGCCCGAAGGACATTCGTACCTCGGTGTGCTGAAAGCCTCCGTGCTGAAGAAAGACCCGAGGGCAGCAATCCTGACTATCGGTCAGGTCAATGCCGCAGCAAGTCCGTACCCCGTAACGGCGGCAATCAAAACGGGATTGCCCCGCATCGAGTTCCTTAACGCCTAAAACAGAAAGGAGAATAAATTATGAATCCGTCATTATTCATCGAGTACATCGACAAGTACTTCCGTCTCGTAATCGGGAAGATTACCGAGAAAATCAACGGCAAGAAAACGGAGGAGCAGCTACTGCACAAAACGATGCTCACGGAGGAATACTCCGCAGACCTCACTTGGGGTTCGACCGAGCTGAACACCTCCGTCGTTGCCGCTGATGTCGTGGCTATGGACAGCTCGCTGCCCCTGAAAAAGCGGGATAAAATCAGCAACGCAAGTGGCGTTATCCCGAAAATCGGTATCAAGTTCAGCAAGGGCGAGAAAGCCATTTCCGACATCAACGTAATGCGAGCAAGAGGAGCCGACGAAACGACCGTCGTGGGCAAAATCTTCGACGACGCTCCGAAAGCAATCAAGGGTGTGGATGTCCGTAAGGAAATTATGTTCCAAGAGGCTCTGTCCACCGGCGTAACTCTCGTCCCCGACGATGAAAACGTCGGTACGGGCATCCGGGCAGATTTCGGTTACAAGGCCGAAAACACATTCCACGCAACCAAAGCCAAATGGGGCGAGGCCGACGCAGTTCCGCAGGACGACGTGCAGCAGCTTTTCGACAAGGCACAGGAAGACGGGAACTCTATCACCCTCGTTATGCTGTCGAAAAAGTATTTCAACCTGTTCCGTAACTCAAAGCAGGGCAAGTTGCTCGCTGCGAACTACAACAAGCAGGTCATCACGGACGAATCCCTGCTGCCGGTTCCGTCGAGGGAAACCATGCTGGAAGCGTTGGCCGACGAATACGGCGCAACGTTCCGCATCGTCGATTCCTCGTTCAGAATCGAAAAGCCGGACGGCTCTTATACGTCCGTGAAGCCGTGGGCAGAGGCCAACATTGTAGGTTTGCCCGGCGAAAACGTAGGCCGCCTCGTGTACGGTACGCTTGCCGAGGAAACCAACCCCGTTGCCGGAGTAAACTATCAGAAATCGGGCTCACATATCCTCGTGGCGAAGTACTCGAAGACCGACCCGCTCAAAGAGTTCACGACCGCACAGGCTTTGGCCTTACCGGTTATCGACGGTGTGGATGGCATCTACATTCTGCATGCCAACTCCACCGGCAAACTGAGTGTCGAACCCACGTCGTTGTCATTCCCGAAATCGGCATCGACCAAGACGTTCACCGTGCATAGCGACAGCGACGTAACGGTGCAGTCCAGCCAAGAATGGGCGACAGCCACCGTCGAGGGCGACAAAGTATCGGTCAAAGTAACGGCCAACTCAACCGCAGAACGAACGGCCAAAATTACCGTAACTGACAAGGAGAACAACTCCGCCGAAGTGACGGTAACGCAGGCCACAGGAGAGTAATCATCATGGCAACAGTTCTCGAATCGCTGAAAGGCATCAACGCTTACCCTATTCCGTTGCGTACCCTTGTGGACGCAGCGGAATATCGTGGGCTTGATATGACGGTAGAAGTCTCGCAGGAGATTATGCAAACGGCGAAATATAAACTCGCCCAAGCCGACCTCTTGTTGTGGCTTTCGCTCGCTCCCGATGTTACGCAGGGCGGGCAGTCATACAGTTTCTCGGACGAGCAGCGGGTGCAGTTCCGCAACAGGGCAAATCGGCTGTACGGAGAATGTCAGGAGGAGAGCAACAAACCGAAATCCATTTACGGGTACAAAGGTTCAAGACTATGATTATTGCAAACGGCACAATCGAAACGAAGATAAAGACAGGCGGAGGGATAGACCCTGATACGGACTATCCTATCGCCCCGTCTGTTTCTTGGGGCAACCCTATCGAGTGCCAATACCGAGCAAATAAATACAGCAACAAAGGCAAGGCAAACGGCGAAGCATTTACAATCGCCTCCTATGAAATCCTCATAGACGAACAGCCCTACAATGCTGAAATGCTGCGGTTGCGGGACATCGGCGGGAAAATCCTCGGAGAATTCTCCGTTATCGAAGTCGAGCCGTTGCAGGGAGTATGTCAAATTCGGATTTTGGTCTGATATGGGAGCAAAACAGATAACACCGATGTCCGAGGTCGATGCGTACCTCGAAGAACAGATACAGAGGATTGAGCAACAAACCATCTACAATCTGTCCTACGTCGGTGAACGCTGCTTGAACGAAGCCCGTTCGACCAACTCCTACAAAGACCAAACGGGAAACCTCCGAAGTTCTATCGGCTACGTGATAGTCAAAGACGGCAAGATTGTTCAAATGAGCGATTTTACTACCGTCAAAAATGGACGAGAGGGAACGCAAGGCGGGGCATCATTTGCCCGCCAACTCGTCAAGGAGTTCCCGTCCGGCATTGTCTTGATTGTGGTGGCAGGAATGAACTATGCCGCCCATGTATCGGCAAGGGGATATAACGTGTTGGATAGCGCAGAACTGTTGGCAGAACAACTCGTACCGAGCCTTATGAAACAACTTGGATTTACAAAACGGTAATGGCAAAGACAGGGAAACAGATACAAAGCGATGTGCTGGCGTTGCTGAAAAGCAGCACCCTCCCCTCAATCATATCGGGGAAAGTATATCGCAAGGGTTGTCGCCCTAGGGATTCAAAAGCCGAGGACGCTATCGTGATTTTCACGACCGGCCTCCCCGGCCAGATACAAACAGGCGTCGTAACCATAAATATCTATTGTCCCGACATCGACCCTTACGAAAACGGAGTTCTTGTGGAGGACGGCCAACGCTGCGAAACGCTCGAAAAAGCCGCAGCGGATTGGGTGGATAGCCTGACGGCTGCCGTATCGAATTACAAGTTCAAGTTGCAGCAGACAATTTACACGGAGGAAGAGCCTGAAATCCATCAGCATTTCGTCGTGGTTAAATTGCAGTACGAATACATTGACTAACAAACCATTAAAACATTAAGAATATGTCTGTATTAAGCTGGGGTAAACCGACGGTAGAGTTTACCAAAAGTGTAAATGGCGCACCCGCCACAGAACCTCCCGCATCGTGGACAGCATTTCCCGAAATCAAGGAAGACACGGCCAAACTGACGACAACCGAGGGAACGAAAAAGGAAGCGACCGAGGAGGGCGGCGATGTCGTCGATACCCGCAGGGGTAAAAACAAGTACGTCTTCGAGCTGGAGATTTTCGTCAAGAAAGGCGATGAGAAGCCTATCGAGGACGAGGACGGTGTTATCGTCGATAACTATGCCGTCCGCCTGACGCCGGAGGATGAAGAATGCGAGGGCTTCCTTATTGAGAATGCAACGGTATCGGTAACGGAATCGTGGTCATCTGCCGACGGTAAGTTGTGGAAATACACGTTCGACGCAAAAAAGCCGAAAACGGGTAAAACCCTCAAACCGTACACCAAGTCGGCGTAAACCCTATGCGGAGGGGGTTAAACCTCCGCACAGAGCGGGATAGAGCAGATAGCAGCTCGCCAATTTCATAGGTTGGAGGTCGTTGGTGCAAATCCAACTCCCGCTACAAACAAAATACGGCGAATTCGCCATAAATAAAATACAGTTATGCCGGAAAATATTGAAACCAAAGTCGCCCAAACAATTCTCCAACAGCCGGAGGAAATCACCGTTGGCGATAAAGTATATAAAGCAGCCCCGCCGAGTGCCGCAACTCTGATTTTGGCATCGGAAGCCGTTTCTCGGATGCCTAAAATTCAACTCAACACGGAACGAATCGTGGACGAGGTATTGGCAATCGGTAAAGATTGCCGTCCTATGGGCGAAATCGTCGCCATTATGATACTCGGCGCAAAAGGATTAACCGAGACACGGAAAACCGTCAAAACGGTTGAAAAACGCCGTTTTTGGGGACTTATCAAGGAAGCCGAGCAAGTGGAGGTCGAGGAAATCATAGACCATAAAACCGCCCTCGCAAAATCGCTGTTGGAAGATATTACGCCGAGAGAACTCCACAACCTGGCCGCACGGCTATTACAAAGGTCGCAGGTTGCCGATTTTTTCGGGCTTACCACTTTCCTGACCGAGATAAATCTGCTGCGACAGACGAGGGAGGTGGAAACGACAGCATCTGGGCAGTAATCGCAGGGACTGTCAAAGGGTTTAATCTTCCGCTGGAATATGTCCTGTACGATATGAGCTATGCCAATATGATTATGTACGGGGCAGTTCTGCCAAGCTATAAAAAGCCCAAAGACGGTAAAAAAGAGAGCAAAGAGGAGGAAATAATAAACGCAAGCGACCCCCGCAACAGGGATAAAGTTCACGCAATTTTATTCGGTGAGTAATGAATAACGACAAAGGCAAATTATACTACGGTTTGGGGTTGGATAATAACCAACTGCGAGCAGACGCCGCCGAATCTCGCAACATCATCAAAGGTATCGGCGACACGGCTGTTTCGGAAGGGAATCGTATTGACAGCATATCCCACAGGATAGGTGCTGCGCTCGCTGTTGCATTTTCTGCCCAGCAAGCAACTGCCTTTGCTCGTTCAATCGTTCAGGTAACAGGGGAAATGCAGCAACTCGACGTTGCATTTACCACGATGCTCAATTCAAAGGCAAAGTCAGATGCCCTCCTGTCGCAGGCGGTAAATTTCGCAGCAAAAACACCATACGATTTACTGGGTGTAGCTGACGGAATCAAACAATTGCTCGCATACGGAACCGCCGCCGAAGATGCCATTGAAACGGTAGAAATGCTGGGCAATGTTTCGGCGGGGCTGTCCGTCCCGTTGGGTGACATGGTGTACCTATACGGCACGCTGAAATCGCAAGGCAGGGCTATGCTGGTCGATATTCGTCAGTTCGCCGGACGTGGTGTGCCTATCTACGAAGAACTCGCCAAAGTCCTCGGCGTATCCGTCAGCGAGGTAAATAAGTACATATCCGCCGGTAAGGTCGGATTTCCCGAAGTCGAGCAGGCGTTCAAAAATATGACGTCCGAGGGTGGTAAGTTCTACAACCTCATGCAAGAACAGAGCAAGACCATCACAGGGCAAATATCGAACTTGAAAGATAATTTCGATATGATGCTCAATGACATCGGAAGTGCGAATGAGGATGTCATAAGCGGTGCTATTTCAGGGGCATCGTACCTGATTGAGAATTATCAGGAAGTTGGCCGACAAATAGCCGAATTGATTGCGGCATACGGACTATACCGTGCCGCCCTGATTGCAACTGCCGCTATACAGAATTCGGTTGCCACCGTAAAGCATACAGAGGAGGCTGCCGAATTGTATAAACTCCTCACGGTGGAGCAGCAGGCGCAGATAGCCAAGCAAGGATTGGCGAAAACTTCTGCCGAATATTACGCCCTTGTAAAAGCCGAAACCGCAGCGAACGTACAGGCTGCCCAAAGTGCCTTGACGAAAGCCCGTGCCGAAGTATCTGCTGCCAATCAAGTTGTAGCCGCTCGGCGAGCAGAATACATTGCAGCCAAGCAAGAAGAACAGCAGCGATTGGCTGAACTGATGCACATTGGTGCAACCGGCACAGCCAAACAGATAGAAACGGCTCAAAGGAAATTGGCAACCGCCGAAACCCAACGGGAAACCGCCGCCCTTGCCTATCAGTCCGCCGCCCGTGATTTCAACGCCAAGAAAACGGCGGTGGAAACAGCTGCCCGCACAGCCAACACAACCGCAACAGCGGTCAATACCGCAGCACAGACGGCCAATGTTACGGCAACGGGATTCCTGACTGTTGCCAAAACTCGCCTTATGGCTGTTGCCGCCAAATTGAACGCCGTAATTATGGCGAACCCTTATGCGTTGGCTGCTGCCGCCGCCATTGCACTCGGTTATGGACTGTATAAACTCGTAACCTATCAGACCGAGGCGGAAAAGGCACAAAGCAAATTGAACGAGACGATAAAAGAGGCCGATAAGTCTCTACAATCGGAACTCTACCAAATCAATTTGATGTTCGCACGGTTGAAAGCAGCCAAAGAGGGCACGGACGAATATAAAGATGCGAAACAGGCGATTATCAGCCAGTACGGAGAGTATCTGAAAAAACTCGGAGACGAAAAAACGGCTCTGAACGATATTGCTGCGGCTTACTCCCTGATAACAGAGGAAGCCACCAAAGCAGCCAATGCAAGGGCGATACAGCAGGTAACGCAGGAAGCCGGCAACATCGTTTCAGAAAAGCAGAGCGACGTATATGACGAGGTAAAGAAGCTGTTGGGAAAAGAGTTCAAAGGGCAAAAAGGTTCTGACGGGAAAATTGACCTTGCCGATGAATATCTTATCAAATTGAAACCCGTCATAATGGGCGGGGCTGAAATCACATCCGACATCGAAGCTATTATCAAACAGTTCGACAGAACTCGATACATACCGGGCGACCCAATGACGGGGATAGGTTCATACACCTACACGGCAAATGCCCTCAGGGAAGAACTGTCATCCCTTGCCAAAGTACGGGCGGCTGCCGAACAAAGCGTCAAAGAGGCAACGGAAAAATTCGGCTCTGCCCCGGCTGCGACCGACGGCGAAGCAAAGCAGTTCGATGCGATGACCGCATCCCTGCAACAACTCATGGAACAGCTACCGAAAGCGCAGGATGCCCTCGCCGCCTTAAAAAAGGCCGACACTCCCGATGCTGCGGCTATTGCTGCCAAAGAGCGGGAAATACAACTGATAAAAGACCAAACCCTCGCTCGTGAAAAGGAATTGTCGGTCATTCGGGACGTGAAAGAACAAATCGAGGCGTTGGAGAAAGAGCAACTCGGCTACGGCAAAGACGACCCCGAATACAAGGCATTGCAAACCCGTATAGATGCTTTGAAAACAAAGTTGCCTCAAACTGCGGGACAGACCAGCAAGGCGGAAAATGAAGCCGCAAGGATAAAGCGAGAAACTGCCGAGCGGAATCAGAAGATACAGGAGTACGAGGAGAGTGTCAAAAAGCAGATAAAGCAGGCGGAGTTGGATATTTCCCAATCCCGTATTGATGCTATGGAGGAGGGATTTGCCAAAGAGCAAGCCCAAATTGAACTTGCCTACCAACGACTGATTTTCGCCAACCAGCAGCGGGAGGCAGAAATGGTCGAGGCGTTACGTGATGCCCGTGAACTCGAATGGGAGAACAAAAATCCCCAAGCGAAAGCAAAGGGAGAGACGTTCGACCGCTCAACCGTTACCGCTGCCGACCTTTCACCGGAACAGCAGGCGCAAATTGCCGAGTATTACAAAGTGGCCGAGGAGATACGCAATAAGGCAAATAAAACCTCGCTCGAACAAATGCTGGCCGATTTTATGACCTACGAACAGCAACGGAATAAAATCACGGAGGAATACGAGCGGCAGCGGAAAGCCCTGTATAATGAGGACGGTACGTTGCGGCAAGGGGTTACGCAGGGTAATGTTGATGAACTCAACCGCAACGAGCAAGAGGCGTTGAAAGCCGTTGATGAACAATTCGCATCACGGGAGGAAACCTACCAAGCGTGGTTGAATAGAATCGCTAACATGACGCTTGATAATTTGGAATTGGCTCTTGCAGAAGCAAAAAAGGCTCTTGCAGAAGCTGAAAAATCAGGAGTTGGCGGCTCTAAATTAGCAGAGGCAAAGGCAAAAGTTAATACAGCAGAAGAAAAAGTCAAACAGGCCAGAGCCGAAGATGAGGTATCACCTGGTAAACGCTCTATCAAGGAGTGGGAAGACCTCTACAAGACATTGCAGGAGGCAGAACGAGAATTTGAAAGTATCGGCGACACCGTTGACGGAACTGCGGGTAAGATAATCGACACGGCAGGGACAGTTCTCACCTCGACATTGAGCATGATAAACAGTATCGTCACCTTTACCAATGCCTCGGCTGTCGGGATGCAAGCAACTTCGCAAGCGTCGTCCAAAGCCATTCAAACGGTAGAGAAAGCCAGCGTAATCCTGACGATTATTTCTGCGGCGATGTCTATTGCTACGGCGATTATCGGGCTGTTCAACAATGACGACAAATATCAGGAGGAAATCGAAAGGTTGCAAGACCGTATCGACCAACTCCAATGGGAACTCGACAATGCCGATGTGGTGCGGTTGCAGAACAATACGTTCAATGTACTGGAAAAGGTCAAACAGGTGTACGCCGAAACGACACAAGAGGTACTCCGTCTCCATGCTACCACGAACCGATATGCCAACTCATTGTTTCAGATTATCGGGCGGGTTGTTTATCAAAACGAGATAATGCAGAAGTCGGCGGAGAAATTGGCAGAGGCTTACGCAAGCATCGAATATACTGCGGATAAGGCACTTGGCTATGCGAAATATGATGAAGCGAAAGAACAACTCAAAAACCTCGCAGAACAACAGTTGCTCCTGCAAGAGCAAATCCGAAACGAGAACAACAAAAAGGACACCGACCACGGGAAGATAGCAGATTGGGAACGGCAAATACAGGAACTTGGAGCGGAAGCAGGCGCAATAATAAACGAACTCGTCGAGAGCATAATTGGGGGTAGTTCAACAGACATTGCAAATGAATTGGGCGATGCCTTTATCGACGCTTTCAGAGCAGGAGAAGATGCAGCCGAGGCGTGGGGCGAAAAGGTAGATGATATTGTTGCCAATATCGTCAAACAAATGCTCGTCCAAAAGTTACTCGAAGAACCTCTTGGCGACCTTTTCAATGAATACAAAGATAAATGGTTCAGCAAGGACGGAACATTTGCAGGCTTTGATGCTGTCAATGATAGTATGGTCGAATTTGCCGCAAGATTAAACGGGTATGTAAACAACTTCCAAGCGGGTATGGATGCCCTCCCCGATGAATTAAAAGAAATATTGCTGGGTGATATTGAATCCACCCGTGAGGCTTCGGAGAAAGGTATCGCCACCGCCTCGCAGGAGAGCGTCGATGAATTAAACGGGCGGGCGACAGCCATACAGGGGCATACATACTCCCTAATGGAAAGTGCCAAACTCCTTGTTGCCAACAGCGCACGAATACTCGATCACCTCGCAGGCATCGAGGATAACACGAAGCACCTGTCGAAGTTGGAGAGCATTGAGGGCGATATGCAGGCCGTCAAAAACACGGTAAACGACATCGCTCTGAAAGGCATAAAACTGAAAAAATAGTGAATGACAATGGAACGAACACTACTCAATGAAATATATGCACAATGGAAATCTGCCAAGCAACGGGCACAGCAGGAATGCGAAAACCGTGCTTTGTTCAACATGGCAGAGAAATATCGTGCTTGCACCATGTTCAAAGGGACGGAAGACCTCGAACAAATCATCCGGCTGTTCACTTCTCCGCAGGGAGTAGAATTTTGTCAGAAATACCACTTCCCCGACATAACCACCCTCCGGCGGTTCAAGCAGTACGACGTGGAACGCTACGGGATTTACATTGATGCAGGGCATATACGGCTCGAAAACGAGCGGACGGTAGTGCTTATCGGGAAAACCTCGGCCTGCCTGTCATACGACAGCAAAGGCCGCCACGAGGTTATTTTAATGCACGGAGCGCAAGCCTCGATTCAGGCCTCGGCGTGGGCTGTGGTTTTCGTATCAGGCGAACACGGGTGTCAAGTTATCAAAAAAGCAACAGACAGGGCGATGATTTTATGACGGATAGGTTTTACATAGACGGGAAAGACGCTTTCACGGAATACGGTGTCTTCGTGCAGGAGGACGGCTACAACGAACTTGTGGCCTTTCCGTCATTGAAATCCGTCAAGAGCAATGATTGGCAGGAGGAGGACGGCATCGAGGCAGACTTATCCTCTCCGGTATTGGACACCAAAGAATTTTCCATGAAGTTCGTATTTACAGGTGATAATTACCGCTTCGGGGGCTTTATAGAATTGTTGTCCGACAAAGCCTACCACACGTTCAATTTCAAGGAAATCGGGCGTACTTACCGCCTCCGCATGGTATCACATACGAATCTCGATACCGCTCTGTTCCTCGGTTTTGTTACGCTTCGCCTCGCTGATGATTTTCCGTTGGACGGCTACACCTATACCGCTCCGGCAAACACGGTTCCTCCCTACGGAGATTATGAACTCGACGGGCGTAAGTTGACGGATTATGGCATACGTGTTTTGGAGGGAACGCTATCCGAGATAGAGAAATCTCCCGCCGTGAAACAAAACCTGCTCCGCAACATAGGGACACAAGGCGGCGCAATATACGACGGGGAACGTGTTACATTCAAGACAAAAGAGGTCAAGGTAACTTGCCTCATGCGGGCGGCTACACAAACCGAATTATGGCGCAATTATGACGCTTTCCTGTACGACTTGGCACGCCCCGACGAACGATTGTTATACGTTGATGCGACAGGGCTAGAATATCCGTGTCATTATAAAAACGGTTCAGTTTCGGAGTTCTATGCATCAGGGAAAATTTGGCTGAAATTTACCGTTACGCTGGTCTTTACGTCGTTCCGAATAACAGAAGAATACCTCCTTGCATCAGAGGATGACATGTTAATTATAGCAGAAGATGGGGAATATCTTGTTGAATTGCAATATTAATTATGGGAATTAAGAAAAAGAAAATTAGCGATTTCCCGGAAGCTAATTCTATGACGGGATTATGGACTTTGGGATATAATATTGTAGACGGAATTCGTAAATCTGTCCGTATTGGATTGGATTTTTTGAAGAAGGCTGAAGATGCGGCTTTAAATGCAGCTAAATTAGCGAATTCTGCCGCAGAAGGTCTTGACGGAAAGATCGCCGGCAAAGCCGACCTCGACTCCGCGACGGGCTTCGTCAAATCGTCGCAGATAGCTCCGCTCGAAGGGCGTCAGACGGGCGTAAATACCACGGATGGGAACTTCCGCTCCACAGCCTCCGCGCTGCTGTTCTCCGGCGCCCGAACGATAGCAGCTAATTTCAAAACGGGCCACGACGTATCGGGTACACAGACGATCGTTGCCACTTCGGGCAATATTTACGGGATGATTCTGGAATTTGTCAACGGCAACCTTGTATTCCGTTGCAGGGGTGCTGCACCGAGAGTCGTGACGGGAATCGAACCTGATACCTATTACTCCGTCGCGGGAACCTACGACGGAAACGAGATCGTCGTCTATCTGAACGGCGGGCGTGTAACATCCGCCTCGAACTTCTCGGACGATCTGAATCTGCAATATCTGGCTATCGGGTCTTCCTTCAAAGGCATCGTCATAGGGTGCCGTCTTTTCAACTACGCCCTTACGGCCTCGGAGGTCGTCACGCTGTGGAACGGCGGCGAACCCGAACGGTATATGCTGCCTCTGTCGGGTGAGATGCGCACCGGACTTGTCGCCGAATACATCGCTGCCGGTTTGTTGGCAGACAAGTGGCGCGACACGTCGGGCGCGGGCCTCGATCTGCCGTATGTTCCGACTGCAACGGGCGGCACGGCCGTGCTCGTCTACGACCAGCCCTCCGGAGACTCCGACGCATTCGGCGTCCTCGCTGCGTCGAATTGCAGCCTCGAAGCCCGCGTCACGGCCCTCGAACGG